CGAGCGGTGCCATCAACGGCAGTTTGTTCAACAAGGTGGTTCTGCGTCTGACTCTGCAGCAGCCTCTGGTGACGACGGCGGGTGTCGCATCGCAGCAGACTCTGTTCGCAATCACGTCCACCGTGAACAGCCCGAACCCAGTCTACATTACGGCTGCTCAGTGCGCACTCCGTGATCCCGTGACTGGACTCCCGCTCTACCCCTTCGTGACGCCCGTGGTTGTGAATACCAATGGCGATAACGTGATCTTCGCCTACACCTACAATCTCGGCGTCTACGTGGAGTCGGTCAACTTTCTGCGCATCGTCTCTGGTCTTGCGAATTTCGTGTTTGCTAACTAACAATGGGTATTGTGATCAACCAAGCCACGTGGGGCGACGAAAACGCCGCAACCGATATCACATCCATCCTGCAGAAACAGGCAGCTGCGGGTTATCTGGACACGGTGGCGAACAACAGCTTGGTTCCTGCCATTGATTTGATGGGCACCACGAGCACGGTTGCCTTGTCGGACTCGGAGAAGGATGATATTGCCAAGAAGGCCACGACCATCTGCGGATCTGCGTCGGATCAGAAGTGCATTGACTTTCAGAAGAACCAGCTGGAGTCCAACTTGCTGCAGGAGAAGGTTGCGACTGCCCAGTCGTCGGCGAATGTCGTCACGGGTCGTCGGCTGACATTGACCTACACGGATTCGGCAACGGGTGCTCAAAAGACAGTTGCGATTCCGGATGGACAGGCAGTCAAGTTCGGAGAGGCGCCCACGATGAAGATGCCCACGATATCAGGGTCTGCCTTGAGTGTGCTTTCAGTGGTTGGCGGGATCGTGGGAACTACGCTGTATATCTTCAGCATTGCCATCACGTATCGGATGTTGGTCATGTCTGGACACCTCATCACCGCCTATATTCTGACTGCGATTGCGATCGTCATACCTTATTCCGGGCTGGTGATGACTCCAATTGCGCTGGTTGCCTTCAAGTACATGGACTCCAATAAAGTCGTCCCTATGACATAATGTTCCAACTCCAGTGGATCTCGGCGGGTGTCATTGTGGGGATGCTCATTGCATGTATCGTGGTTCCGCCCACACGCAAACAGATCGCCGTGCCGTCGCCGCACGATACCGATGTCTTCCACACGGATACGGGCTGCGTCCGCACCCATGCAATTGAGGTACCGTGTGGGGAGGAGGCTGATTCGTTCAACCTACTCGCAAGTCTCGGCAAGAAGTAATGCTTGACTTCACCAAGGCGATCGAACGTGCAAGTCCCTTCTTCTCCTTCGTCATTGGTTTGGGTATCTCTGTCTTGCTATTCCACCGCGAGTACGCCACCTATCGAGTGCTTGGAGTGCCTCTGGACGATGTGAATTCGAAGACGGTCAAGGTAGATGGTAAGTGCTACAAGTACCGCGTGGAAGATGCAACGTGCGAAATCGTGTCTCCTTCATAAACAATGGACGACCAGACTTCGCTTGACGCCCTCCTGCCCTCGCCTGGACTTCCGCAATCGATGCCGCCTATGGCAGGTGTGTCCGGATCGGATCACATCCAGCGCACCCAGATGTCGCCATCGTTCAAGCCGTCGCTGCCGATGATGCGCATGATGTGGGCGAATCTGACCCTGTATATCTCCTTCTTCCTGGCCACGGTCGTCCTGTCGCTCTCGGCGCCCCGTGATCTCCTGCTCCGCTACATCCCGAATGCCTACACGTCGGGTGGTGTCGTGTCCTGGCAGGGTGCCGGTGTCCTTGGTGCAGCGGCAGTCGTCCTGTCTCATCTGCTCAACGTCTTCCTGCTGAGTTTTCTGGGTTGACCCTAAAATGGATGTATCTTAGACAATGCTTGAATTGTAACCCAAAATGATGCAGACTACCATCCTTTCCAACGCGGACGTTGCTAACATCCTCCGCGCTGCAACTTGTCGCAAGGACGACGACACCAAGTATGCCGATCACCTCTTCAAGACTCTGGTACATGCCGCCCAGAACGCGAATCTCAAGATGCGATTCTGGGATGCGATCTATTCCAAGCGTCCAGCCTACTTCCTGCTGTATCAGCTGCACGAGAAGCAGCAGTATGGCACCGCAACCCACAGTGTAGAGGATGTCATCAATGAGTATGATGTTCTCGAGAATCTTGCGGCAGCCTGTGGACAGTATGTGGTTGCGACCTACTACAATGATGGACAGAACATCAACATCTACCTGGAGTTCAAGCCGCCCGTGAAATCCGACGTTCATGTCGTGAAGATCCCCGTGGCCGATGACTTGGAGGAGAGGCGCCACGAGAAGGCTACGTCGTGGTAGTTAAACAGTTGTCGCATCTTAGTAGTATGCAGTTCCTCCGACCGAGGTATCTATTTGAGCAACCGGCGTGGTTCTATTCCCGCATCCTTGTGGGTGCCGGTGAAATGCTCACACCTTCCTTTTTCCGTCGCAACAGCATCACACACGTCATTAACTGCGCCTTTCCAGAGCACTCCCCTGAATGGTTTCGCAAGGCATATCCGACCCGCTATGCGTGCATGAATGCAACCGATTCACTGGAAACGAACATCCTGGACTGGTATCCTCAGTTCGAGGCAACGCTCTCTGCCTTTCTGCGAGAGGGCAACGGGACGGTGTTTGTCCACTGCCAGTGTGGAATCAACCGGTCTGCGTTCCTGGCACTGACCTATATCGTGCAGAAGTTCGGGCTCCCGTACGAGAAGACATTCTGGAACCTGAAGAGGCAACGTCCTTGCATGTTTTCTAATCCGGTCTTCAGGAAGCAAACCGAAGAGTTTACAAATGGACGTCTTCAGAATCCGCAAGACGAGGGACCCGGGGGCGAGCGGATCATCGATGGGGACTCTGGACTCAGTCCATCAGGAGCAGGTACAGAGCCTGCGTGAATCAGGTGGTAAGCAGACTGAACTACAAGCCAAGCTGACAGAGCTTCGAAGTCAACGTGAAGTCTTGAGCACCTCTACTGAGCTGACGGAGATCGTCAAGTGTTCGCAGGTGGATTCGCACATTCGCGAGATAGAACAGGAACTCTCCAAAGCCAACCCGGTGGAGGAGTACTACATGAAGAACATGGATATCTTACTCGACTACTACGGGAAGGAGACTGCAAGCCCTGCAAATGCTCCTGCGTCCCTGCCTAAAGATGCCAACACATTCCTGAAGTTCTTTGTCGCAAATGCGCCTGCCGCAGACATGGGTCCCAGCAAGAAGCAGATCTTTGATGAGTATGTCTCCCGTATGAAGTTGAGCAACGGTCCTGACCAGACCCAGCTGCTGACGGAACACTGCGGAGCCTGCAACGTTGCTCGGGAAGAAATCAGCTCAGAGGGCATTCTGGTGTGCCCCAGCTGCGGATCCGAGGAGTATGCGCTGGTCGTGTCGGACTTTCCCTCGTTCCGTGATCCGCCCAAGGAGCGGAACAACTATGCGTATAAGAAGATCAACCACCTCAACGAGATCCTGAACCAGTTTCAGGCGAAGGAGAGCACGATCATTCCCGAGGAGGTGATGAACGAGGTGATTCTGGAGATCAAGAAGAGGCGCATTGACAACATTGCAGACCTGTCCGAGGAGGATACACGTCAGATCCTGAAGAAGCTGGGGCGGTCCAAGTATTACGAGCATCGTGCTCACATTCTGAGCCGACTGAACGGCAATCCGCCCCCGACCATCACCCCCGAGATAGAGGAGAAGGTCCGAGCCATGTTCCAAGAGATCCAAGCGCCGTTTCTGCTGTATTGCCCGAACGACCGCACGAACTTCCTGTCGTATTCGTATATCCTGTACAAGTTCTTTGAGCTACTGGACTTGGATGAGTATAAGGTGTTCTTTCCGTTGCTGAAGTCCCGTGATCGCCTGATTGCGCACGACCAGATCTGGAAAAAGATATGCGAGTATTTGAATTGGGAATTCATAACTTCTGTCTAAGATAGTCGTCTCGCCAAACTTCCATGAGTTCCAGTTCGTATGATACCTACAATCCATTTCGTATAAATCGTCGCAGGCATAGATAAATGTCTCTGCGTGCAAAGGTGGATGACTTCTGCAAGTCGGCCACGGGCTTTGGAAAGAAGATTGAGACGCTTGAGGCGGAAATCAAGAGTCTCAAGGAGAAGCTGAACGCTGCAAAGACTGTCAAGGCTAAACCAGTGGCTGCGGCGCCCAAGACGACCCGCAGAGCGAAGATGACGGACGAAGAGAAGGCCCAGCGCAAGCGTGAGCGGGCCGTGGTCAAGGCGCTTGAGAAGAGAAAGACCTTGGGCCTCCCGTCGGTCTAAAATTCGTCGTAGCTATAGATAAATGTCTGCGACTGGGCTCCCTCCTGGAGAACAACCTATGGTAGTGCCAGTTTCTGAGTGGCGCCCACCACTCAGGCCGCTTCGGGAACCTCAACCCGGTGATCCGGTCGTTGGCAAGCAGTATAGGCTTGGCAGGACTCGCGAGTCCGCTCACTTCCCGAACAGATTTTTCCCGATGACTGGAACGCTTGGCGAAAATACCGATCGGGGAATTTTTGTGTTCAGGAACCTAACGGATCCGTCTGGGAAGGTCTGGGATTCGTGGGCGGTTGAATCAGACGATGACAGCTATACAATCACCGAAGTCAAGGGCGGTCGTCGCCGTCGGTCTCGCAAGTCCAAGCGTCGTGTGCGGAAAACTCGTCGTAGCCATAGATAAATGGCTGCCTCTCATGCTGATTGGAACAGTCTTACGGATTCACAGAAGGCATCCTCAGACGATATACCCGCCGCTGCCCTTGAGGAGGGTACCCGCTACCTCATTCGTCCTCGTCAACCCCGCAACATGGGATCCATGGTCGGAATCCCGCCTTGGACGGGCACGTTTGACAAGCGGATCGGCGCCAGTGCAAGTTTCCGTGATGTGCAGGACAAGCGTGGAGACTTCATGACCGATGGACTGATTGCGTCCCCCACCGAGGCAAAGTTCTCCGTTGCGTCCGAGGAACGTGCGTTCGGCGGTCGTCGCCGTCGGTCCCGCAAGTCCAAGCGTCGC